ACGCATGGCGAACGACAACGATGCGGTTAAACGCGGTACTTGGCATAGCTGTAGAAAAAGAGCCGCTGGATGGGCCCAGCGGCAGCAAATGATTTATTTTGCAATTGCGGAAAGGGCTTCTGATAAAGATACGGCCAATTCATTGAAAGATTTTTCTACTTCTTTACAAAGTTGAGTTGCGAGCGACTTGGCTTCGTCCGATGCATCAGAGCTGGTGATGACAGCGTTGACGCTTTGTGCGAACCCATCCGCTACCCCTCCGAGAGAGGCCTGCAATTCATCGTAAATCTGGTAGTCCAAAATATCACCTCCTTTCGCACCAATTGTAGCACAAATGAGGTGAAGCGACTACCGGATTTAACACCCCACAAAACGAACGAGGAGAAATTATGACACTGAAAGATATTGAAGAAATGACGCGCGAACGGATTGGAACAAAGGAGATTGCCGCACTATACGGCATGTCTCCGGGTGATGTTCTGAGAAAGGCGCATTCAGACGACCCAGAGCAACGATGGCCATTCAATTTCACTTGGAACGGGAATCGCCTTATGGTTCCAAGGGAAGCGTTCCTTGCGTGGGCACGTGGCGTGAGAGGTAACGAAAATGGACAAGCCTAACCCGTTCTGCCTGCGTCTCCCGCGCGGCCTGCGTGGATGGACAAGCCTTATCTATAAGGTGGTGCTGATTGCAGCTATGCTACCTGTACTGGACGGCCTGCAGGCGATAGGCCGGGGCAACTCGGACATGCTGCCGGGTCTTGAAACGCTGGCGTTTGGGCTGGTGTTGGTGCTGGCTGGGATTGGCGGGTACATAGCTGTAAGAGAGGAGGAAAAACATGAAAATAACGCATGAGACGCGGCGTGAGAGCTTTGAGCAGCTTGACCCGAGCGGGCGAAAGGCGGCTATCTTGGCAGAGCTTGAGCGCGGCGATGGCACGGCACTGGAAATCATGCGGCGAATGGGTTTTACGGACCCGAACCGAGTAAGGCCGCGTTTGAACGAGCTTGACCGTGCAGGATACATATTCCAGGTCGGAAAACGCGCTGACCCTATTACAGGAGTTAATGGTGTCATATACAGTAAAAAAGCCCCTGCATCCGCTGGCACGGATAACAGAGGCGCAGACCAAAAATCTACACTTAAAAAATATACCACTGGGGAGGATTTGTCAAATGCCTGAACTGCATTACATCGGAATATCGGCGGCGTTTGACCCTTACGCGGAGGCAGAACCGGTGTCTTATTGCCCGGAATGCGGCGCACCGGTATATGACGGAGAGCGCATCTATTACGGACATGGAACCGATCATGTAATAGGCTGTGAGCATTGCATTGATACAGGCTTTGCACAGGCCGGATAAGGAGTTTGCCTTGAACTCGATTCATGACACATTCCCAAACGGTATTCAGTACTATACATCGCTCAGCCTGGAGATGCTGGTACATTTCCCGGAGGGACAAGCGACATGCCAATATTGCAAGTTGTTTTGTCGATATGAGGAAAATTTTAAGCGGTATAGCTGCCGCATCACAGAGGAATGGTTGATAAATCCATTTAAAGAACGCGGGAAATTTTGCCCGCTTAACGCACTAAAAAAGGAGGAATGACTTATCGGGATCCCTGTATTGATTCTAGGCGAGAGCGGGAGCGGGAAGAGCGCGAGCCTGCGGAACTTTGAGCCGGGTGAGATCGGTATTTTCAATGTGGCCGGGAAACCGCTGCCTTTTAAAAAGAAACTGCCGAGCAAAAACACGGATGAATACGCAAAAATCATGTCCGGCCTGCTGGGCGGCAAGTGCAAGTCTTTTGCTATTGACGATAGCCAGTATCTGATGTGCTTTGAGATGTTCAGCAAATCGGCTGAGGTGGGATATCAGAAATTCACAGACATGGCATTGCATTTTTACAATCTCGTGCAGCTCGTTATCAAAAAACTGCCGGATGATGTGATCGTGTACTTTTTGCACCACGTGGACGTGGTGGACGGGCGAATCAAGGCAAAGACCATCGGTAAGATGTTGGATGAAAAATTGACGCTGGAAGGTTTGTTTTCCATCGTGCTGCTGTGCCAGACGGACGGGCGAAATCATCAATTTATCACGCAGAGCGACGGTACCACGACTGCGAAGAGCCCGATGGAAATGTTCGAGCCGGTAATTGAAAACGATTTGAAAGCCGTGGATGGAATCATCCGCGAATATTACGGACTGGAAAAGGCTGTAAAAGAAAAGGAGTAATGGAAATGGCAATTAAAAAACCTGATAACTGGGAAAATGTAAAAGCCGCAGCGGAGCGGGAAAAACTGCCTGTGGGAGCATACATCTGCAAAATTTTGAAAGCAGGAGTACGCACATACGAGAGCCGCGACGGCAGCAGCACCTTTGAAAAGCTGGAGATCGCATTCGACATTGCAGAAGGGGATTTTTCGGGACACTACAAGAAGGATTTCGATGCGCAGCGCGGCGAGGACAAGAAGTGGAAAGGTGTGCTCCGGCAATATCTCCCCAAGGACGACGGCACGGAAAATGACGAGTGGACAAAGAGCGCACTCAAGGCGCTGATCGAAGCTGTTGAAGAAAGTAATATCGGGTACCATTTTGATTTTGAACACGAAGAACAGCTCAAGGGGAAGATGATCGGCATTTTGTTCCGCAACGAGCAATGGGCCATGGGGACGCGCAATGGATGGAAAGCGCAGCCGTTTAGAGCACTGACGGTAGAACGAGTGCGTAATGGCAAGTTTACTCTGCCTGCTGACAAGCCGAACAAAAATGCCGTGAGCATTGACGTGGCTGCGGATACCGATGATTTCGCCACCATTGACGATGACGAAGATTTACCCTTCTGATGCATCCGGTAGAGCAAAAATCCGTGCTTGACAGCATGGTGATACTGGTGGACACACGGGAACAGGACACGCCGCGTCTGCGGCTTCGTTTAAATAAAATGGAATGCCCGTACGAGAGGCAGAAGTTGGACTTCGGGGACTATTCCGCGAAGTTCCGGATGCCCACAGGCGACTGGTGGAGCCTTGCCGGGCGTGTGGCCGTGGAACGGAAAATGAGCCTTGACGAGTTGTGCCAATGCTACACGCGCAGCCGGGACAGGTTCACACGCGAATTTGAACGCGCGGCCGGCATGGGCGCGAAAATCTATCTGCTTGTGGAAAACGGCTCGTGGGAACAGGCCTGGGACGGTGAATTTCGCACGAGAATGACGCCGCAGGCGCTGGTAGCAAGTATGACGGCGTGGCTGGCGCGGTATAACTGCCAGCTGCTTTTCTGCGAGCCGAAGTTGAGCGGGCCGTTGATACGCGAGGTGCTGTACCGGGAAGCAAAGGAGCTTTTGGAAAGCGAGGCATTCTGATGGGGCGTGCGGTGGACATTATCAAGGGCAGCCTTACGATGCGGGATATCTTCGCCAAGTATGGCTTTGAACAGAATCGTGCAGGCTTTATCGTATGTCCTTTCCACAGCGAGAAAACCGCGAGCCTTGGCACATATGCGAATGACAAACGCTGGAAATGCTTCGGATGCGGCGCCGGGGGCGACGTGATCAGTTTCGTGATGAAGCTGTTTGGACTCAACTTTTCACAGGCGGTCATACGGCTTGGCGCGGATTTTGGGTTTACAGATGATGAAAAGACTGATACCCGCGCCATGGCCGTTCAGCGCCGCGCACAGCGTGCAAAAGAGCTGGAAGAGCTGGAGGCATACAGGAAAGAGTGGGACAGCCATATGCTGCGGTACAGAGCCTGTGAGGAAGCGGAGAAAGATTTCCGTCCGCATATAGGCATAGAAGCAATGCATCCAAGCTATATTGCCGCTGTGCGTGGTTGTGAATACGAATGGGAGTGGCTGCAAGGCCACCCTTGGAGGTGATTTGAATATCACAGGAAATGACGATATCGCCCTATACAAAGGACGATTTTTTAAAAGGAACGAAGCCGTTTGAGGATGTTTATGCGCACAAGGCAGACCCGTTTGTACATGACCGTGCGTTGGAACAGATGACGATTTGGGCAAAATCGGTCGGCGTGAACGGCTTCAAAAAACTCTATAAGGCATACATAGACAGCCTGCGCATCAAAAACAAAGAGATCATGGTGCCGAATGTCACGCAATTCGATGGACAGGAAATGGAACTGGATTCCGGCCGCTGGGTGGCGGATGAATTTGGGATAAGAACGGATGGTCCATATGGCTCGGATATTGAGGCGTGCAATCATCCGATCATGCCGGTGCTGCGGCTCGTAAACATCGACACGGGCGCAGAGAAGCTTCAGATTGCCTATCGAAAGGGCAAGCAGTGGCGCAAAGTCATAGCTGAAAAAGGCGTGTTGGCCAGCGCAAATAAGATATTGGAGCTTGCAAACGTGGGCGTCGCTGTGACGTCTGAAAGCGCAAAGCACCTGGTACAGTATTTCTATGACCTCGAATCTTTGAACTATGATCGGATCCCTGAAAAAAACAGTGTGAGCCGCCTGGGATGGATTGAAGATGAGGGTTTTTCGCCCTACGTAGAAGAACTTGTATTTGACGGAGACGCAAATTTTCGAACATTTTTTGAGAGCGTGAAAAAACGCGGCAGCATGGAAAAATGGCTCGGCATGGCACGCGGCATCCGGCAGAAGAGTGTATTTGCCCGCGTTATCCTTGCATCGGCGTTTGCGTCTGTCCTGGTAAAGCCGCTGGGCGGTCTGCCGTTCTTCGTACACCTTTGGGGAGGCACGGAATCCGGCAAGACCGTGGGCCTTATGCTGGCAGCCAGCGTATGGGCAAACCCTGAAATCGGGCGTTTCATCCACACATTCAACAGCACTGCGGTTGGACGGGAAAAGTCTGCGGCGTTTGTAAACAGTCTGCCTCTGATACTGGACGAGCTGCAGATCGTAAAGGACAAGCGGGAGTTTGACAAGGACATCTATATGCTCTCGGAGGGTGCAGGGCGCACCAGAGGCACGAAAAGCGGAGGGGTGGATAAAACCCCTACCTGGGCAAACTGCATCCTTACAAGCGGAGAAATGCCTATTACAGGCGCGGGCAGCGGCGGCGGTGCGGTAAACCGTATCATCGAAATAGAATGCCGGGAAAAACTGTTTGAAGACCCGCGCGGCGTTGCAGATACCGTTCGTAAAAACTACGGCTTTGCGGGGCGTGCATTTGTTGAGCACTTACAACAGGACGGTGCAATGGAGCGCGCTGCCGATCTGTTTAAACGGTACAGCGTACAGCTTGGCGAGGGAGATACCACGGAAAAGCAGGCTATGGCTGCGGCGCTTGTGCTTACAGCCGACAATCTTGCAACAGAGTGGATTTTTAAAGATGGCCGCGCGCTCACAGCCGGTGAAATCAGCGAATTTCTGCGAACCAAGGCAAGCGTTTCAGCGCATGAGCGCGGATATCAGTATTTATGCGAAACGATCAGCCAAAATGCGAACAAGTTCCTTGGCGGAGATGCCCCGGTGAGCGATGTTTGGGGACGGCTGGAGGACGATGATACGGCGATCGTGATACGGAAGGTATTTGATTCGATATGCGCAGACGGAGGATACAACGCGCAGGCGCTGTTGAGCTGGCTCGCGCAGAACAACTACCTGCAAACGAGCAAACCGCATCTGACGAAGACTGTCAGAATCAACAACATCCCCACCAGATGCGTGGTTTTGAGGCTCCCGCAGCTTGAAAATGACGATTTTGAGCCTTTGGGCTACATTCCGGACTGATTTGTAACCACTCAAACTTCTACTGGTTACGTTTTGCGTTACAAAAAAATGGCTCAACAGAGCCAAAAATCAGACCTTGTAACCACTGTAACCAGTGTAACCACTGTTTTGATATACATATCACGTACGAAACATATATGCTGGTAAAAAATGGGTTGTGTGTGTTCGCGCGTATAGGAGTTTCCACAAATAGTGGTTACAGTGGTTACATACCTTGAAAAATGGCTTTGCAAAGCCAAAAAACACGTAACCAGTGGGGTGGTTACAAGGTGGATACGAGTGGTTACGATGACTGAGGAAAAAACAATGGATTTTAAACAAATTGAACATTCCGTGCTGAAGTTTGAACCGATGCCGGATAACGCGCCTCTGCATGAACAGATGTGTTATTTTGCGCTCAGACATCTCTATGAGGATTATAGACGAGGCGTTGTGAATGTGCAAGCGGCGCATGATGAAAAGGTACGGCTTCGGAATGCATTTGAACGAGCTGTCAGTACAGAACATACCCGTGACATGCTGCGAGATGAATGGCAGACCGGATTAAAGGTGTCGAACGAGTTTCGCATTCGGCTGCATAAGGCGCTGGAAAGCGGAGAAGGAATTGACGTGCTGTTTCCACTAGCCTGCACATGCATTGCGGCTATGACTGGCGATAAAACGCTGTTGGGCAGCGAAGTAAAAGAAAAGTTGAAAGCAAGACAAATAAGGATGGATGACGTGTGAACGCAAGATACAGGGATAAATGCCTATCTGTAAAAGAGCGGCAGGCAGCCGCCTATGCTGCAAAACGGGTGATTGAAAAGCAGTTGGATGACGTTGCCAGGCGTGCACAGTATCTGTGGATGTGCGCAGCGCTCAATGCCGGATTTACTGCTGAGGATATCGAGCGAATCCAATCCGAGATGCCGCAGGTATGCGAAAAATACGGTGAGCTGCGGGCTGACAACTGCGCGGATTTTGCGATGCTGAGAGATTTGCGTGAAGCTGGTGTAGACGTAGCCGATATCGAGGATGAGCTATGAAAAGATGGGCGTAGAGCCGACGTGAAAATTAGTAGGTGGTAGAGAAATGGATAAAGTGCATTTTAGCACAGGAAAAGACGATTGGGAGACACCTCAATGGCTGTTTAACCAGCTTGATGACGAGTTTCATTTTACGCTTGACCCGTGTTGCACAGCTGAAAACGCAAAGTGCCGCAAGTATTATACAAAAGCAGAAAACGGGCTTGAGCAGGACTGGAAAGGGGAAACGGTTTTCTGTAACCCGCCATACTCTCGAGGGAAAAAAGGTGCACCGGGACAAGAGGCGTGGATTAAAAAATGCTTTGAGGAATCGAAAAAAGCGGGTACAACTTGCGTTATGCTGCTTCCAGCGCGTACGGACACGAAGGCATTTCACACATACATATATGGATATGCCGAAATCAGATTTATTCGCGGGAGATTAAAGTTTGGCGGAAGCACAAATAGTGCGCCGTTTCCAAGTATGATTGTGGTTTTTAAAGGGAAGGACTGTAATGGACGATTTGATAAGCCGAAAGGCGCTGCTGGAAAAAGCATGGGAAGCAGATACACAGTGCGGATATGTGCAAGTGGTAGATGTCGGAGACATAGAGGACGCTCCCGCCGTTGACGCTGTTCCTATGCGGCGTGGGAAGTGGATTTTTAACGACGATTGGTGGGAGTTTAGATGCTCTGTATGTCAAGGTGCTATCGGAAACATCAAAAAGTATAAATTCTGCCCGCACTGCGGGGCGAAGATGGATGGAGGGAATGACAATGACTGACTTAAAGCCGTGTCCGTTTTGTGGGGGAAAAGTCGAGATAGACATGCTTGATTCTGAAAACAGCCGAAACGTGAAGATTTACAGCGCAGTACATTGCCCTGAATGTCACGAGTGGTTTTTTAAGGGGTTGAGCAGGGGAAAAATCATTGAACGCTGGAACCGCCGCGCCCAGCCGGAGAACAAGCCGCTGACGTGTGATGCTGTGCCTGTGGTGCGTGGGGAGTGGTTAAATATCCCAAATCGATATGTTTGCGTAGCGGGAGACAGGCCGTACCGCGGAAACGCTACAAGTTGTTCTGTGTGTCACGATATAAACCCAAACGCATTTAAAACAAACTTTTGCCCCAACTGCGGAGCTAAGATGGACGGAGGGAATGACAATGACTGACAGAGAGGCGATTGCTCGGTTTGAGCCGTATATCGGGAACGAGTGTTACCGGAAAGAGTTTCAAGAAGCCTGTGCGCATGCAATCTCCGCCATCAAAGAGCGTGAGGAACGGAGCAAGGGGTGTGAGTTTTGTGGAGCAAAACTGTATTTCAAGACTACGCAATATGCAAGACCCTTGCTTGCACCTCTGACGGAAGTACAGGCGTTGAGGGACAAATTGTTAGACCTAACAGGCGAAGTGTATGTTGAAATTGACGCTGGTTTCTGCCCCATGTGCGGCCAGCGCCGGGAGGGTTCACAATGAAAATTTTAGTAGCCTGCGAAGAATCGCAGGCGGTAACAATCGAAATGCGCAGGCTAGGACATGAGGCATACAGTTGCGACATTGAACCATGCAGCGGCGGGCACCCTGAGTGGCATTTGCAGGTGGACGCCCTGGAACTTTTGAAAATGAAATGGGATATGATTCTTGCGTTTCCTCCTTGTACCCATTTGGCTGTGAGTGGTGCAAGGTATTTTGAGCAAAAGCGCAAAGACGGACGGCAGCAAGCGGCGATTGATTTTTTTATGCGGTTTGCAAACGCAGATTGCCCAAAAATAGCGATAGAAAATCCAGTTGGGATTATGTCAAGCGTGTGGAGAAAGCCGGATCAGATTATCCAGCCGTGGCAGTTTGGGCACGGGGAAACAAAAAAGACGTGCTTGTGGCTTAAAGGGATTCCATTGCTTGTCCCAACAAACATCGTTGATGGGAGAGAGCAGAGGATATGGAAAATGCCGCCGAGCGAAGACAGAGCAAAAAACCGGGCAAAGACATTCCCGGGAATAGCCCGTGCCATGGCAGAGCAGTGGGCCGGAGACATACGGGAGGGTTCACAATGCGAGAAATAGAAGTACATGAGTTTAAAAAAGTGCCGCGGAATTGCTCCTCATGCCTGTACGGCGGAGGCATTGGATGCGGGAATGCGAATGTAGGAAAAGCGTATCTGGCCTATTTGTACGGATTGCAAGAATGCCCGCATTATTGGCTCGACCAGCATCGATTTGAACCTGTTGATGGTCGCAGATGGTAGGAGGATTTACATGGAAAGATATACATACTTTGACAGTGGAAAATTTCGGCTTAAAATCGACGATACAGAATACAGTGGAGACTGGGTTGACCGCCTCGCCGCCTATGAGGAAATCGGTCTGGAGCCGGAGGATATGAAAAAGGCGTTTAACGAGGACGCCACACTAAAATTAGCTGGGCAGATACTTGGCGTGACGCCCGGCCGCCTCCGCGAGCTGGCGCAGGCGGAGAAAGAGGGGCGGCTTGTGGTGCTGCCGTGCGAAATCGGAAGTCCTGTTTATTCGCATGCAAGAAAACTTGACGGGGCTGATTATGTGAGAGAAACAGAATTTTGGTGGAGCGATATCCCCCAAATGGGCAAAACCGTCTTTCTGACCCGCGAAGCCGCCGAGGCCGCGCTGAAGGAAATGGAGGAAAACACGTGAAAGGCTGTAAGAACTGCCCGGCGTTTGCGAAATGCACCGTGACGTATCGTGGTTCGGGTTGTGCTGCTTTAAGAAGTACATACGGTGTTGAAACCGAACCGGAGATTATCACCAACGCCGACCGCATCCGGGAAATGGATGATAATGAACTGTCGGAGTTTTTTGATGGAATGCAATCCGGCTAATTGTCAGCAGTGTGCGTTTTCATCTGGATGGAGGTGCGACCCAGATCGGGAAGACTATTCGGACGCTGAAAAATGCACTGAAGGACGCAAAAGATGGCTCCAGCAGCCAGCAGAGGAGGCGCAGTGATGAAGTGTGAAAACTGTACCAAGTACGATGACTGCCGGACAGGCTCTGGCTTGACATGGCCGTGCGGGGCGTATGTGCCGAAAAATATTGAAAGATGCGGCATTTTAAAGCGTGTGGAAACGTACACGGACACACGGACTTGCACCAGCTGCCCGCTTGATGGGAATTGCGAATTTGTGAAGTGTAAAAAAAAGGAGATTTGAGATTATGACGAACGTTGTACTTGTAAGGCATGAAGCCGACTATGGATTCGGTAATTATCTTTTTGAAACGCCTGTTGACTTGAAAAAAGGGCAGCGCGTGCGTGTGAAAACGCGCAGGGGCGAATCGGATGCTATTGTCATGCATGACAGCGCCAAAGTTGACGAAAATGCGCTTGCCATGATGGTGACTGCCTGTCATGCGAGCCTGCCGCTTGCGCCTGTGATTGGCGTGTATTCGTTCATTCCGGTGGGCAGAGGCGTAAAAAATGTGTGAGGGGGAAAACCAGTGAAAGAAGTATTTGAAAAGGCAATCCTTACATACGGCCAGACCGCGCAAGAGGATGTAGCCATCGAAGAAATGAGCGAACTCATCAAGGCGATTTGTAAAATGCGGAGGGCAGGCGTGAACGAAAAGCCAGCGGCAACGGATGCCATCGTTGACGAGATCGCGGACGTGTCTATTATGATGGAGCAACTCTGCATGATGTACGAGTGCTTTGACGCTGTGGAAAACCGCAGGCAATACAAGGTGCGCAGGCTAGCAAACAGGCTCAAGGAGGCCCCGGCATGCTCGAAATAATCATAGCTTTCGTAAAGGCTGTGGGAATTGTATTGATGCTGTCCTGCCCTGTTGTTGTGTGGGCGTGTCTGGTGGTTGGTGGACGATATGATGACAAAAACGGGAAAATGTGAGATTTGCGGTACAGAGTTCGTATACGCTCCAAATCGCAGATACTGCAATGCGTGCGCGCATAAGCGGAGCGTTGCGAGTACGAAAGCGGCGTTGAAGCGGAGAAATGAGCGCCTAAAGCAAGAAGTATCTAAGCCGCAAGAGCAACCGGGCGGATGGCATGTCGTCAAATGCACAGGCTGCTATTGTTACAGGCCGCTGCGGCAAGGCGGGCGCGGAGCTATGAACGCGTGCCACTACCTGATTGACACGGATGTCCCGCGCGGTATACATCTACACGAATGCTATAAACGGTCCGGTACGCCATACAGGCCGGGGAAGAAAGTATGATTCGGGAGGTGTTGGGGTGTACGATCTGCCGCATGGAATCGTGCGCGCGTGCGCGGGAGTTGTTGAGGCGCTGGATGTGCTGCCAGACCGATATAAGCAAGCTGTGGCGCGTGCGGAGGAAAGCGTCGGGCAAAGCTTTGATAAAGATGCTGTCGCAGCGCGCAGGGCGCTTATAGCCGCGGTGAAGTTATCCATCATCAATCAAAAGGACTGGCCGTATGATTTTTTGGAGGCGCATTACGGGTTTGCGGTAAGCCGCAGAACGTTCACAAGGGAGAAACGGAAATTCTGCTGGGCACTGGCGAAAGAATTGGGATTGATATAGCAAAATCCGGAGGCTTCTCACCTCCGGATTTGCTTTACAGTTTTGATATTACTTCTCGCGCGGCGCGCTTGCCGTTGTCTGTAAGTTGGCGCTGCCATGCATTTTGCGACGGTGCCCAGCGGAACCCGTTGGCTTTCAGCAGCTCACGGGTGTCGGCATCCGGCTTGTCCTCAAAAATGAGCTGCACGCGCATGATCTCGGTATCCTCCCGGTAGGTGCAGCCCTCGGCGGCCTGCTGCTCAACCGGCGCTGTCTCCTTGGCCGCCAGCAGTGCAGAAAGGCGCTCCTGCGTACGTTTGAGGTTGGCCCGGTTGTTTGTCAAGGCATAGGTCGGAAACGGCCCGCGGGCGTAAAGCGTGACTTCCTTGACGGCTTTCGCGGCCTCGGGCGACATTTCAAAGCCGTCCATGGTGCCGTGCTTGCGGTAATGGACATTCGCGGCTTTCATTGTGTCCTGCGCAAGCGTCAGGCGTTCCACCTTCGCTTGGAGCTGTTCAACCGCTTCGGGGTCGCCGGATAGAATCGTGCTGGGGTCGCCCGCGGCGCGGCTGATCTCGTCCTCCATCCGTTGGATGGCGTTCCAATCTTCCCGAAGCTTTTCTTCTCGGCGGCTCCACTTCTCATGCGCCCGCATGTTGTAATTGCTGGGGCCTGCAACAAACCACGATACGTGCCTGGCATTATTTGCGGCGCTGTTGTTGTAGTATGCCGCGAGGCGGCGGGCATAGCGGTCGGCCAATGCGTCTAATTTTGCCTCATGTCCGGGGCGGCATCCTTGCTTTGCAGCCTCGCACTTTGCGGCAAACGCATCCACAGCGGCGCGGTAGCTCGCCGTCGTGCTACCGGGCTTGTAGTCGGTGATAAGGTGATTCTGCTCATGGCCTCGCTTGCAAAGTTCCTCGTTGATCTCGTAATACATGGTTATTCCTCCTTCAAAATGTGCAGCTCTGTGACTGGCTGCATGTTGTCGTATACGGTGCCTATATTGAACAGCTTGCCGGGCGCATAGTAGGCGCCGGCCTCGGCCTCGGTGCCGTTAAAACGGGTGGTGATCGTGTCACCGTCCGCGAATGTTACGCAAAGTGTGAGCATGTGCAGGCTCCTTTCTACCACTCTATAACTTCACAGGCGCTGGGAAAATCCACGCAGCGCGAGCCGCCGGGGAAACGGTATATAGGCATTTCAAGGCCGTCCACAAGGGGCTGAATCTCCATAAAATACGCTGTATAACCAGATTCTTTGATGATACGCGGGTATTTGAGCGGCGGTTCATCCAGTGGGCAGTCATACGGCACTTGGTCGCAAGCGGTGCGCTCCTTGCACGCCTTGCAGTCGATGCGGGACCAATCAACAAAACTGTGAATATCGAACATCTGTATTCCCTTTCTGCCCTCGTGACCCCGGGCTGGGTTGTATCAGTCTATGAGCGGCGGTGCGTCAAGTCATAGAGTAGAGCACTTGCACGGCCCTTTGTATCCAGTGTGATGGAGCCATGCGCTGCTTTAAGTCTTGAGCTATTTTAATTACCTCCTGCGGCGTCTTAGCCCGCTTCAGAGCAGCAATGACGGCGGCTTCGTTTTCGTAATATGCTACCATGGGAAATGTTCCTTTCTCCCCGTGTGGCCGGTAGGACAGCCCGTTTGATTTAAATTCGTACTCCCATAAGCCTACAAACTCTTTTCGCATCACAGAATGCAATCCAGTTTTCACGGCTTATCGTCTCCATGTACGCATCCCGTTTTTCTTTGTAATTCTTAAGAGCCTGCGCTTTCTTTTCTTCTAAGTTCATTTTGCTTTCCTCCGTTTGGTTGGTGTTGCTTTCGCTGTATCTAAATAATAGCACGATATCGTGCAATAGTCAAGCACGATATCGTGAATTTGTATAGTTGCACTATATCGTGTGCGCTGTTTTGTTTGCTTTCACTATATCGTGCAATTTGTATATATGTTATAATAAGCGCGAGGTGATACAATGGCATATAACGAGGCCAAAAAGCGCAGCAATCAAAAAAGCGATGCAAAGTACATGCAGATACTGCTAAAGCCATATAAGGCAGAGGGAGAGGCAATTAAAAAGGCCGCGATAACGGCGGGACAGTCTACACAGGCATATGTTTTGCAGGCTGTGCGTGAGCGTATGGAACGAGATAAAGGCAAATAAAACGTGGCGCAAAATCCAACTACTTTTTTGATACGATAGGCTTAGGGGAAACCCTGGGCCTATTTTTTATGCCTGAAAGGGGGTGGGCGGATGGCCGTAAAACGGACGAAAAACGGTGAAGATTGCCGGGACAATAAAGGGAGATTTACGCCTGGTAATAAGGTCGGAGGCCGCAAAAAAATCCCGCAGGATGTGCGGGACATGTTTAAAGCCGCAACGCCTGCCGCTGCCGGGCTGCTGATTAAGACCATTGACAATGAGGACGCTCCGCTGGCGATGCGGATGGATGCGGCAAAGACGGTGATTGAAAGGGTGTACGGCAAGGCGACACAGCCAATTGACGGGAGCCTTGACGCGACGCTGCAAATTGTGATGTCCGACGAGGCGCGGGAGCTGATGGGCTGATGCAATGGAATATTGGCAGGCCAAACACAAAACAGATTGCTTTTTTTAAAGCGCGCACAAGGTTTGTGGCATATGGCGGGGCGCGCGGCGGCGGCAAAAGCTGGGCGGTGCGCAAAAAGTCTGCCGGGCTTGCACTGTCTTATAACGGGATCAGCATTTTGATTTTACGTCGCACGTTCCCGGAGCTGCGGGAAAACCACATTTTGCCGATGATGGCCGACTTAATGGGGATTGCACGGTATCGGGACATGGACAAATCTTTTACCTTTCCCAATGGCAGCCGTATCGTATTCGGCTACTGCGACAGCGAGGCGGACGTGCTGCAATATCAGGGGCAGGAATACGACGTTATTTTTATGGACGAGGCCACGCAGTTCACGGAGTTCCAGTTCACCACGCTGACGGCATGCCTGCGCGGAGCCAACGACTTCCCAAAGCGCTTTTATCTGACCTGCAACCCCGGCGGCGTGGGGCACACTTGGGTGAAACGGCTGTTTATTGACAAGCAGTACAAAGCGTCGGAACGCCCGGAGGATTACTTGTTCATAGCCGCAAACGTATATGACAACCACGCGCTGATGGAACATGACCCGGACTATGTGCGGATGCTGGAAAATCTGCCGGAGGAACAGCGCAAGGCGTGGCTGCTGGGACAGTGGGACATCTTCGAGGGCCAGTATTTCGCGGAGTTTGACCGCGATATCCATGTGTGCAGGCCGCACGGCATACCGGCGCACTGGCGGCGTTATGTGACGCTGGATTACGGCATGGACATGCTGGCGGCGCTTTGGATGGCTGTGGACGAGCAGGGGCGCGCCGTGGTGTATAAGGAGCTATACGAGGGCCGGGACAATGGCAAGGGATCCAATAAACAGGGCCACATCATCAGCGAGGCGGCGCGGCGGATGCTGGAGGTAAACGGTGATGACGATATATACACATGGCTGGCACCGCCGGACCTGTGGAACCGAAGGCAGGACACGGGGAAAAGCGCGGCGGAAATATTTTTTGAGAATGGCGTCGCACTGACAAAGACCGGGAACGACCGTGTGGCTGGATGGCTGGCGGTGCGGGAATTTCTGGCTTTGCGGCCGGACGAGCAGGGCGGAACGTCTCCGGGGCTGCGCATCTTCGACACCTGTATAAATCTCATTCGCACGCTGCCCGCCCTGCGGCACGACGAGAAAAAGCCGGAGGATGTGGCAAATGAGCCGCATGAGCTGACGCATGCACCGGATGCGCTGCGTGGGTTCTGCACCTATTGGAGCACGGCGGCGCAGGCTCCCCAAAAACAGACACACGATATCCTGCGGGATGATTTCAGCATAAAGAAGCCCATGGCGGGACCGCTGGGGCAAGGAGGGAAATATCATGTTATCTGACGTTTTAACGTTTGTTCTGGCGCTGGCGGTATGCGGTATGGCGGCGCTGTGCGTATACTGCTACCGCCTCGGGCTGCGGGACGGTATGCATGTGCAGGAAGGAATTGCTCCGGAGCCTGCGAAGATGCCTGTTAAAGCTACGGTAAAGCGCACGGACAAATATGACACGATTCTGGCGAACATCGATGCATATGACGGGACCGGGAAAGGCCAGAGGGTGGTTAAATGATGCAGGAAAAAGAGTGTACGGACATCTGGCGCAAGTACCAGGCGGGCAAGGACCATCACAACAAAGCGAACATGTACACGCTGACGGAAAAATGCCACCGCTTTTACGAGGGCGACCAGTGGCACGGGCTGCAGTCCGGAGATGAGGAATTACCGGTGCTGAACTTTATCAAGCCCATCTGCCGGTACAAAATTGCCATGGTAGCGATGAACGATACGGCGATCATATTTTCTCCAATGGATGACGACCCGCAGAAAGCCGAGATTTGCGACGCATTGACGGAGTTCGCGGCGGCGCAGTGGGAAAAGGGCAAACTGGACAGCAAGAAATGGGCCGTTGTGAAAAATGCTTGCATCACGGGAGATCATTATCTGTACTGCTTTGATGACCGAAAGCCGAGCAACAGCGTAGTAACAGACATGACGCCACGGCTGAAAATGAGGCTGATTGATAAGACTTCGCTGTATTTGGCCAACGAGCAGGAGCCGAACCTGGAAGAACAGGAATGGATTATCATTGCCGAGCGCGTGCCTGTGGACAGCGTGCGTAAACAGGCGAAGGAAAATGGGATAAACGAAGCGGATATCCGTATGATCGTATCCGATGAAGCGGACGAAACGCAGTTAGGCGTTACGAGTGCCGACGAGGTGCAGACGGACAACGGGAAATGCACAAGCCTGTTGTTCATGCGCAAGACAACAGATGGCATGGAGTTCTGCCGTTCAACGGAGACCGTTATTTACCGGCCCATGGAGAAAATCAACGGTTTGGACGTTTACCCGGTGTGCGGCATGCGCTGGGAAGAAAAAATGGGCAGCGCCCGGGGCGTGGGCGTTGTGGAAACGCTGATTCCGAACCAGATCGAGGTGAACCGCACGCTGGCGCGGCGGGCCATCTGCGTGAAGCGGTACAGCTTTCCCACGGTGGTGTACGACCAGGACAAGCTGCTGCAGCCGGAGAGCCTGGGCACAGTGGGGGCAAGCATCGGTGTGAAAAACCTGAACGCGAACCCGGTGGGCAGCTTTGTGCAGTATCTGAACCCCGCGCCCATCAGCGGCGATGCTGCGAATTTACAGGCCGAGCTTGTGGGCACGAGCCGGGAGCTTGAAGGAGCGAGTGAATCAGCCACTGGACAGGTAGACCCGACAAAAACCAGCGGCGAGGCCATCAAGGCGGCCCGCGACCAGAGCGCCATGAACCTGAACGAACAGAGCGCGGCATATAAGCAGTTCGTGGAAGACCTGGCGATGATCTGGTACAAGCTGTGGGTGGCGTATTCTGTACAAGGATTGAAACTGGACAACGGCGTTTTGATTTCGAACGCTGACCTTCAAAATCTGGACATTGATATCAAAATCGACATTTCGCCCATCGACCCGTACAGCGTGCTTTCCCGCGAGCTTTCGCTTGAAAACGCGCTGGCGCAGCAGCATATCACATTTGAGGAATACGTGGAGGCGCTGGACGACAATTCCGGCGTGCCGAAGGACAAGTTCCAGGCCATTTTGGACAGGCGCGCACAGGCGCAGCAGGAGGCCGCTCAGGCGATGCTTGCTATGGGCGTGCCGAATGGTATGCCCAGCACGGGAATGGGCGCACAGGGAGTTGCAACCGCATCTCCTGTAATGACGGCAGGAGAGGGGATGATGCAAAATGCTATGCCCATTGTGTAAAACGGAGATGCGCATTTCCGGCAGCCGAACAAAAGCCGAGGGCGACAACAGCCCGGACACCGCTACCAAAGTATACATAGAGCAGGACCTTACCTGCACGAACACGCAATGTGCGAACCACGGTAAAATCGTGGAGCAGCGGCGGGCGTATCTAATCGGAGGCGAGCCGGGCGAATAGCCCGCGCTTCAAATAATTCGCAGGCAACGCGGAAAAATCCAATCGCTTTCCAAGCGTAAAAAGGAGAAAAATGGACGAGAACATGAACACTACAGAAGCGCAGGTACAGGAAAGCGCCGTGCCTGACGCAGAAGCCGTTGCCGCAGAAGAAAACGCAGCGGCATCCAAGCCTGAAACTTCGGTGGAGAATGAAACAGGCGCAAACGAGGCTGAACCCGCCAAACAGCCGCAATCTCCGGAAGAAAACGCAAGGTTTGCCGCCATGCGCCGCCAGCAGGAGGCACAGCAGCGGGAAGAACAGATTTTCCACGAACTCGTAGGAGACGCGGTCAACCCGAATACCGGAAAGCCGTTTGCATCCAAGGCGGAATTTGTGGCATGGCGCGACGAAATGGCAACACGCCAGCGCGCACAGGCTGCGCAGATGGAGCCGGAGGCTTTCAAGCAGCTTGAAGCGCAGCTTCGTGAGCAGATTAAAGCCACAGACCCGGAGATTCGGGCGCAGGCAGAAGAATTGCAGCGACATCGGCAACGGGAAGCACAGGAGCAGTTTTCAAATGATCTGAAAGCCATCCGAAAAGCATACCCGGACGAGAAAGCCAAAAGCGTGGACGAGCTGGGCGTTGAATTTTTGAAGCTGTGCGCGAGCGGCATCAAACCGCTTGTGGCCTATGAGGCCATCCGGGCCGAAAAAGCGCGCAGCACGCCGAACCCACCCAGTATGGGAGATGTAAAGCCGACATCTTCCGGAGAAAAAGAGTTCTTCACGCGCGAAGAAGTGGCAGCGATGGACCAGGCGACGGTAAGCAAAAATTACGAAAAAATCAGAAAATCCATGGGAACATGGAAGTAAAGGAGGAGTTTTAAACTATGGCATATCAGAATTTTATTCCCACCGTATGGGCGGAAGCCATCAACCGCGAGCTGGAAAAAGCGCTCGTATATGCAGAGGGCTGCAACCGCCAGTATGAGGGCGAAGTAAAAGCGATGGGCGACACGGTGCGCATTCTTGGCGTGGGAAAGCCCACCATCACCACAACCACCGACAAGGCGATCACACTGAGCGACCCTGAAAACGTGGATGACACCAGCGTGACACTCGCCATCAAGCAGATCAGCTATTTCAACTACAAGGTAGACGATATCGACAAGCGGCAGGCTGTGGGCGGCGTGATGGAGGCGCTGAACAAGGAGGCGACTTACGGCCTTGCGGACGAGATGGACAAGCACATTGCCGGCATGGCGGCAACACGCGAGGCGGTGAAGTACGCGTCCAGCGCAACATCTATCACCAAAAGCAACGTGCTGGAGGAGATCGACAAGGCGCTGGAAAAGCTGTACGGCAACAACGTGAAGCCCAACGGCAAAATCATGATGGAGGTGCCGCCCTGGTTCTACATGCGCCTGAAGCAGGCATACACGGCGCTGGACACCGACAACAGCAAAATGCTGGAGAACGGCCGCGTGGGCAAGTACGGCAACGTTATTGTAAAGATGAGCAACAACGTCGCCGTGGATTCCAGCGCAAACAGCCTTATTACGGTGCACACGGACAAGGCAGTGGCGTTTGTGAACCCGATGACGCACGTGGAAGCGTACCGCCCGGAGAAGGGCTTCTCCGACGCGGTGAAGGGCTTTGTGCTGTATCAGGCGAAAATCGTGCGGCCCAAGGAGCTTGTGGTGCTGAACTGCAAGGCCGGGGCTTAATGGAAAGGAGTTTTGAAACATGGCTGCAACTGCAATTGCTTTGACAAAAATCCCCTTGAACGGCGGGGTGGAGCTGCCCGCTACGGCTGCGCTGGACGGCACGGCCGGGGCGGAGATTCAGTTTGACGGGCAGGACACGAAGATCGTGATCCTGATTGAGAACGGCGGCTCCAGCGCCGGGGACGTGACATTCAAAGCCGGAAATGGCATTCAGGGCGTCGCGGACCTTGTGGTGAACGTGGCGAACGGCAAGACCAAGGCCGTGGTGCTGGAATCCGGCGCGTTTAAAAAGGCGGGCAAGGTCATTGTTACAGGCGCGGCGACCATGAAGGCGGCGGCATTGCTGCTTCCTTAAATGGCCCGTGAGGGGGCGAAAGCCCCCTTTTGACACGAGAATGGAACATGCGGGTTCGATTCCTGCGCTCGTGAATTGGAGGCGACAATAAACATGATGTTGGGCGATGCAAAGAGTGAAGTTTTAAAGCTGCTGGACGAAACAAAGCCAAAGGTTGATTTGACGTGGAAACTGGACCGTTTTTTTGACATGGGACAGAAAGAGGTAGCGTTGTATTACCCCATCTGGCGCGAAAAAACGTACGCGGCGGAAGATGAAAAAACGCTGCCGCAGGACTGCTATAAGCCGCGCTACGTGATCGTAGACGGCATTGCACATCCGTACACAAAATATTCGCAGCTGCCGGATGCGTTTACGCTGCGCTATGAGGCGTATCCGGCGGACATTCCGGACAATGCGCCGGATGAAACGGAGTTTGATTTGCCGGATGAAGCAGTGTTGGCCGTGATTTTTTTCGCTGCGGCGCAGACACAGAGCATGGAATACGACCAGCGGTTTTTCCAGAGCTTTTACGCGCAGTATCAGGGCAAGCTTTCAAACCTTTCGGGGCAGGCGGACGGCCCGGCGGCGGTCGTGACGGGTGGCTGCAATGTTTAAGCAGACAAATATGCCGGGCGCGTCGGCTCCCACGCTGTCCCAGGTGAAAATTGATACCTTTTTAGGCGCGGACCTGACGAACAGCCCGGCCAACGCGGACGAAAACCGCTCGCCCGACTGCGAGAACATGATCCGCGACGTGCCCGGGAAGGTGCGCAAGCGCATGGGATGGCAGGTGAAGCGGACGCTGGACGGGCGAATCAACGGATATCACGCGCTGATGGGGCACGACCCGCTGGTACACGCGGGCACAAAGCTGTACAAGGGCGATTCCGTGGTGTATTCCGACGCAAACGACGCGCGCAGCCGCTCGTGGGAATTTGGCGAAAAACTGTACATCGCGGACGGAAAGGCGCTGCTGTGCTACGACGGCACGGCCGTGACGCGGGTGGACGCGGACGCATACATCCCCACGCTGACCATCGCGCGCGCGCCGAACGGCGGCGGGGAGGAATACGAAAACGCCAATTTGATCTGCCCAAAATACCGGGAGCAGTTCCTTGGGACAGAAAATGATAAGGTGTATCAAATGTCTCTTGTGCCGCTGGACAGTACGCCCGTGGAGGTAGAACTGTTACAGGCGGACGGAAGCTGGAAGCCGATGGCGGAAAACAGCGGCTTTACTGTAAACCGCACGGCAGGCACGGTCACGTTCACCACCGCGCCGGGCGTATCCCCGGTGGCGGGGCAGGACAATGTGAGAATCACCGCATCACACACGGTTGAGGGCTATGCGGACCGCATCAACAAATGCCGCATCGGCATCCAGTTCGGCGTGAACGGCGCGACGGACCGTTTGTTTTTGTCCGGCAGCCCGCAGCTCATCAACTATGACTGGTACAGCGGATTGAACGACCCCACCTACTGGGGAGACCAGGCCTATTCGGTGCTGGGCCAGAGCGACAGCGCCATTGTGGGATATTCCATTGTAAACGCCCGGCTGGCGGCGCACAAGGATTCCACCGATTCCGACCGGAACGTGATCGTGCGGGAGGGAAATCTTGTGGACAACAAGCCCGCGTTCCGCATTGTGAACATTTTACAAGGAGAAGGGGCAGTTGCTCCATATTCGTTTGGGTATTTGGGCACGGAACCGCTGTTTTTGACAAAGCTGGGCGTTTACGCCATCACGGCGCAGGACATTACCGGGGAAAAATACAGCCAGAGCCGCAGCTTCTTCCTGAACGGGAAGCTGCTGGAGGAAAATGGGCTGGAGGAAGCGTTCGCGCTGGTTTATAAAGATATGTACTGGCTGTGCCTGAATGGGCGTGCGTACATTCTGGACGGGCTGCAGGCCACGCAGACGGACCGCTCGGCCCCCTATTCCACGCGCCAGTATGCGGGCTTTTACTGCACCAATATCCCGGCCCGCGTGCTGTGGGAGCAGGACGGCGCGCTGTGGTTCGGCACGGCGGACGGCAGGCTCTGCGCATTTGCAAACGAACCGTCCGACCCGCTGAACTACAACGACAACGGCGAGGCGATCTACGCGTGCTGGCGCACGCCGGATTTGAGTGGAAAGACTTTTTACCGCAACAAAACGTTCAGCCGGTTTTATGTGGAGCTGGCCAGCGCGCTGGCGACGGGCGTGCGGGCGTGGGGGCGCGTTGCGGGCATATGGGAAGAGCTGTTCAGCGATTTTGTGACGGCGCGGTATTTTTCCTATGCGCATCTGATCTATTCCAAGTTCACTTACTCCAACGACGACACGCCCCGCACGCTGGGGGACAAAATCCGGTTGAAAAAAGTGGACAAGGCGGGGTTCAAGGTGGAAAACGGCGTGCTGAACGAGCCGTTCGGGCTGGACAGCATCGGCATTGAATTTGTGGAGACCGGGTATTACCGGGCCTGAGAAAAGGAGGAGCTTATGGCGTTTCGAAAAATTACAGAAGGGGATATGCTGGGCAAGGGGAACGTGGGGCGGCCGGACACGCCCGGCGTTTCCACCGCCGAGATGCAGCGCATTATGGACGAGCTGCCGCGGGAGGTGCTTGCGCCCGCGTTCAACGAGCTTGCCGGCCAGCTGGAGGCCGAAACGGCGGGCCCGCGCATACGTCTCTCCGGCGCCTGTGGCGGCCGGGCCGTGCGCCGTGGG